CCAAGTTGACACTGCAACAAGTGAAATGCCTGACGAACATAAGTCATTTAATCTCATTGAACTCCGAAATGGGCAGTATTGTCTCTATCCAAACAACAGATGTCGCATCTTTGACACCTCAATGACACCTCAGAATGTCAAAATACCCGATTTTAAAGTATCAACACGCATTTTTGAGGTAGAGAATGATGTCAACTGGGGTCGATTAGGTGATTGTGATGATTATTTCTGGACAACACCCGATGAAAGACGAGAAGAGTAAGTATATACTACATTGGATTAAACAAATATCCAAAATTAGACCAGAATTAGGTAATTTTAGTATTTGTCCTTATGCATCAGGTGCTAATTTTAGTATTCAAGAGCAAAAATTACATCAAATTGTGCCAAATTCTGATTTTGACGTTATAATAAACATAGTTGAAGACAATATTGACGCAAATTTCTTATATGATGCAGTTGATGACTATAATCGCAACTATCCTGACTATAAATTCATCGCAGATCACGGAAAAACAAAGACATACATACAAGGAATACAAACAAATAACGGAAAATACAACTTAGTTCTGTGTCAATCACGAAATGAGTTGACCGAAGCAAGAAAAAAACTTGCAAAAACCAATTATTATGAATATTGGGATGAAAATTACCTAAAAGAAGTATTAGAGGACGATTATGGAATCATCAGAGACTAAAAAAGAGTACACAGAAAAGGAATATTGGGAAGGAAAAGTACCAGATGAGTTATTTGAAGAATATTTGAAGAAGTACGGTTATGAATATACTCCGTGATAGGGTATAAATAAATCTAAAAGCATTAATAATGGCGACTGTACGTAATTCAAGAGCATTTAAGGATATTAGTTTGTCTTTTACACCACATCCAGTGACAAAAGACCTTCCTGTGCTTGCGAATGAGCGAGCAGTTGTAAGATCGGTTAGGAATTTGGTCGAAACTATTCCAACAGAAAGGTTTTTTAACTCTTTAATTGGAACAGATATACGTGGATCTTTATTTGAAAACTTTTCTCGTGAAACTCTTGTTACGATAGAAGATCAAATTAGAGATACTATAAGAAATTTTGAACCAAGAGTTGATAATTTGATTATTGAACCAAGTGTACGACCTGACGATAATACTTTTAATATAAAATTAATTTTTGATATCGTTGGTTTAGATGTACCAACTCAAACATTTACATTTTTATTAGAACCAACAAGATAATATGCCCTTTACACAGTTTACAAATTTAGACTTTGATGAAATCAAAGCACAAATAAAAGATTTTCTTCGTTCAAACTCCAACTTCACTGGTTTTGACTTTGAAGGTTCTAATTTTTCGGTTCTAATTGACACTCTAGCGTATAACACATATATTAACGCATTTAATGCAAACTTAGTTGCAAACGAATCATTCTTAGACTCTGCAACGATTAGAGAGAATGTCGTATCACTAGCAAGAAATATTGGATATGTACCCCGTTCAAAAACGGCTGCAACAGCGTCAATTAGAATTGGTGATATAAATGTTGGTACTACGAATGATAACACTACAAAGTTTTTAACTCTTCGTTCAGGACTTGCTTGCGTTGGTAGTGTAGAGAATACTACATATAGATTTTCATTACCTGATGATGTAGTTTCAACAAGGGTTAGAGACATAGGTGGAACATCGTTTGCACAGTTTGATACCCCAATCACAGTTTATGAAGGTACATATTTGTCAAGAGTTTTTGTTGTTGATTCTTCAAAAGATCAAAGATTTATAATTGATAGTCCAAATATTGATAGTTCTACTATTAGAGTTTATGTCAAAGGAACAAATGATGTAGGATTTGGTAGAAAATATAGTATGGTTGATAATATTTTAAATATTGATAAAAATTCAGAAATTTATCTCGCTCAAGAAGTTCAAGATGAAAAATATGAAATTTTATTTGGTGATGGATTATTTGGTAGAAAATTAGAAAATAATTCAGTGGTAACTGTCACTTATATTGTAACTGAAGGTGAAGATGGTAATGGACCATCTAATTTTAATTTTCAAGGATCATTTAGTAAGAGTGATGGAACATTCTTTACTCCGTCAGATAGTATATCAATTACAACGGTTCAAAACGCTTCTAACGGTGCTGAAGTTGAAGATGTGTCGTCTATTAAGTATTTTGCACCAAGACTCTACTCAGCACAATATAGAGCAGTTACACCTAGAGATTATGAGGCAATAATATCAACAATATTCCCACGAACAGAGTCTGTCGCTGTTGTTGGTGGAGAAGAATTAAACCCACCACAATTTGGTAAAGTACAGATAAGTATTAAACCAAAAAATGGTACATTTGTATCTGATTTTGACAAATCACAAATAAAGAACAGATTAAAGAACTACGCTGTAGCTGGTATAAATTCAGAGATAGTTGACCTAAAACTACTATATGTGGAAATAGACTCCACTGTTTATTATAATCCATCACAAATAGCATCAGCATCAAATTTAAGAACTTCAATAGTATCAACACTTAACTCATATGCCAATAATGTTGAGTTGAACAAATTTGGTGGTAGATTTAAATATAGTAAAGTTAGCACCCTTATTGATCGTATTGATAATGGAATTACATCTAACATTACTAAAGTTATTATTAGAAGGGATTTAAAAGCATTAATAAATCAATTTGCACAGTATGAACTTTGCTTTGGTAATAAATTTTATATTAATCCTGCAGGATATAATATAAAAAGCACAGGATTTACAATTACTGGTTTTACTGATACTGCATATATCACAGATGTTCCAAATAAAAATGCAGCAGGTGGTTTAGATGGTAGTAATATGGGAACTCTTAGTGTAGTTACTAAAAATAATAGAGGTGAGCAGAGAGTTATAGTTAAAGACGCAGGTGTTGTTGATTATATGAAAGGTGAAGTTATTCTAAACACAATTAATATAACATCAACAGTAAATGATAACAACATAATTGAGATACAAGCATTTCCAGAATCCAATGATGTTATTGGATTAAAAGATTTATATCTGAGTTTTGATGTATCAAAGAGTACAATAAATACTGTTAAAGATGTAATTGCTTCAGGAGAAGATGTTTCAGGTATTGTGTTCCAGCGAGATTATTATACATCAAGTTACTCTAATGGAGATTTAGAGAGGAAATAATTTATGTCACAAATTGACAGAAGAGTACAAGTCAATACAATTATTGAAAATCAGTTACCAGAGTTTTTGGTATCTGATTTTCCTAATGCAACAGAATTTTTTAAACAATATTACATCTCACAGGAATTTCAAAGTGGTCCTAGTGATATTATTAATAATCTTGATCAATATTTAAAAGTTGATAATTTAGTTCCTGAAGTAGTTGTAGGAGTAACTACAATTACTGCAGAAATATCAAGTTCAGATACAACTATAAATGTTCCCAGTACAAAAGGTTTTCCCTCTGAGTATGGACTTCTTAAGATAGATGATGAAATAATAACTTACACAGGTATAACTTCAACATCATTTACTGGTTGCGTTCGTGGATTTAGTGGAATAACAGGTTATAATGTTGGTGTTTCATCATCTCTTCTTGAGATTAATCGTGAGAGTTTAGAATTTAATCAAACAACTGCTGAATCTCACATATTAGGTGCAGAATTAACAAACTTATCAGTATTATTCATTCAGGAATTCTTCAAAAAAATGAAGAAAACCTTTTTACCTGGTTTAGAAAATAATGATTTTGCAGAAAATTTAGATGTAGGTAATTTTATTAAATTTGCTCGTTCATTTTATCAATCAAAAGGTGTAGAAGAATCAATAAGAATTTTATTTAAAGTATTATATGGAGTAGAATCTAGAATAATAGATCTTGAAGGTAACTTAATCAAACCATCTGACGCTGAATTTATTCGTCGTGAGGTTGTAGTTGCTGATGTTATTGGAACTGGAGAACCTCAAAATTTAACTGGTCAAACAATTTTTAAATCAACCGATACTTCAACCAATGCGTCAGTTTCTGAAGTAGAAATAATAAAGAGAGAAGGAAAAAATTATTATAAAATTGCATTATTTGTTGGATTTAGTGACCGTGATTTAATTGAAGGTGTATTTACAGTACCTGGCAATACAAAAGTACTTGATACCGTATCTGTTGGATCTTCAATTATTAGTGTAGATTCAACTGTAGGATTTGGTACTACTGGAACTATAATAAGTGGTCAAAATTCTTCAATCAATTATACCTCTAAAACAATTAATCAATTTTTTGGGTGTTCTGGTGTAGGAGTTGAAATAAACCCTGCAGATAATATTAGAGCAGATGAAACAATCTTTGGATATGAGAATGGAGATTTATCTAAAAGGGTTGATTTAAGAATTACTGGTGTATTGTCAGAATTAATTCCAATAACTGATATAACATTAATAAATGAAGGTGAAAATTTCTTTGTAAAAAATATTGGAGATAAAATTGAAAATGATGGTAAAAATTACAAACAAATATTCGCTAATTCTTGGATCTATAATACAAGTTCAAGATTCCAAGTAGAAATACCAGTTGGTAGTTCAACTTTCACACTAAAAACATCTATTGATAAATCATCTCTAAAAATTGGTGATAGATTTGATATATTAAAGAGAAATCAAGAAAGTATTGTTGGAAGTGGTCAAGTAGCAAGTATTAACACGGCTTTAAATCAAATTACAGTGTCAAATATTGCAGGATTTACTCAAGATCCAAATCAATTATATGATATTCGTAGAAAAGTTGAAAAAGCCACAAGTTCAGGTGTAAGCATTGGTGAAGGTAATAATAGTATTATTGCAGATACACTAAGTGTTTACACTGATGGTAATATTGATGGGTATGTTGCATCAAACTCTTTACCGAGTTACGATATAACGACTGATGTGATTGAGGAAACTCTTGTAGGAGGAACTTCTGCAGGATTAGATGGTTTTAATCCTTTAAATAGCAGATACAGTTTTATTAATTTTAATTTAGGAAGAAATGTTAAATTTATTCAAGGTGATCCCGTCACCTATTTACCTGAAGGCAATGGATTAATTGGATTAGACACTGGTAGAACATATTTTGTTGATCCTGTAATACCAGACGATCCTAGTCAAGATATAACAAAAATAAGAATATTTAATTCTACATCACAGATTGGATCTGCAAGTACTGTTCAAGTTGGTCCAACTACATCTACAACTGATATTCATAGATTTGTACTACAGAGACATTCTAGTAGAAAATTAGAAGCAGATAAGATATTAAGAAAAATTCCACTATCTCAGAATTTATTTGTTAGTTCAAATCAAGATATACCAACAAGTGATATTGGTATATTAATTAATGGTGTCCAAATTCATTCACCTATTTCAGATAATCAAATATATTATGGACCACTTGAATCAGTTGATTTATTAAATGCTGGAAGTGGATATGATGTTGTAAACCCTCCAATTGTTGGTATTGAGACAAGTACAGGAGTTGGTGCTGCAGTTGAACCAATAATTCAAGGAACAGTCAAAGAAGTCTTTGTAGATCCTCAAGAATTTGATATTGATCAAGTTACAAGTATTTCATTAACTGGTGGTAATGGTAGCGGTTGTGTATTACAACCAATATTAGGAACTAGAAATAGAGAGTTATTATTTGATAGTAGAGATGTATTTTTTAATGGTGGTGTTGATATTGTAAATGAAACTATAACATTCAAATCAAATCATAATCTACTCGATGGTCAAATTGTCTATTATGGTTCAAATGGTAACAATCCTATAGGTATCGGAACTGCATTTGATTTATTAAATCAAATAGATAGTACATTATCAGATGGTGCTCCATATTTCGTAAGATCTGTTAACCCATCCACAGTAAGATTGTTTAATACTAGGGTTGATGCTCTTTCTGGAACTACAGGTATTAATACTGTCGGATTATCAACAGACACTGCAGCGAGTGGTATTCATAAATTTACAACAGAAAATAAAAATACTTTAGTTGCTATAAAAGTTCTTGAAGAAGGTTCTGGATATACACATCGTAAGTTAAGAGTTAAACCGACTGGTATTTCAACATCTTCAAATGTCATTACTTTTAAGGGTCACGGATTTGAAAGTGGTGAAATAATAGAGTACTCTGCAGAAATCTCACCAATTCAGGGATTAAGCACAACTTCTTCTTACTATGTCCATAAATTAAATAATGATACATTCCAAGTAGCAGATGCTGGAATCGGTGGTACTTCCACTCTTGATTTTAACAGAGGAAAATACGTTAATTTTAAATCTGGTGGTGAAGGATTCCAAATATTTAATTATCCAGAAATAAAAGTAAATATTGATGTTTCATTTGGTTCAACAATAACTGGTGATATTATAGCAACACCTGTCGTTACAGGTGAATTAATTGGTGCTTATCTTTATGAAGAAGGCACAAATTATGGTTCGACAACTCTTGATAAAGAAGTTATTCCTAAAGTTACTATTGAAAATGGTAGATTTGCAGAATTCAAACCGATAATTGTAAATGGTAGAGTTACAGATGTTGCAGTTGTCAATAGAGGAAGAGAATATAACTCTCTTCCTGAAGTTAGAGTCATATCAACGGGAGTTGGTGCTGGTGCTATTGTTCGTCCAGTTATTCAAGATGGGTTTGTAATTGATGCTGTAGTGACTAATCCAGGTATTGGATACAGTAGTATATCAACAGAAGTTAGATCTTTCTCAAGAGGTTCTGGTGGTAAATTTGCTGCTAGAGTCAGAAGTTTAACTTTAAATAATACACAAAGATTTGGTGATTCATTCTTATCTACAAAAGAAGAGACTCTAAGATTCAGTATATTAGGATACTCTCAAGATATTGCGGATAATTTTGAAAACACATTCACTACAACTCCAAGTGGAGAATTCAATACTATTACAGGACACTCTCCAATAGTTGGATGGGCATATGATGGTAATCCAATATACGGTCCTTTTGGTTATTCAGATCCAGATAATATTAACTCTGAATTAAAAATAGTAACATCATCATATGTAACAGATATAAGTAGAGTTACAAATCGTCCACCAGGATATTCTGCAGGATTTTTTGTTGAAGATCACGTATATAATGGGACAGGAGATTTAGATATTCATAATGGAAGATTTGGAAAAACACCAGAATTTCCAAATGGAGTTTACGCATACTTTTCAACTGTAGGATTAGGAACTGGTACAAATAAATTAGAAGGAAGATTTCCATATTTTATAGGTAATACATATCGTTCACCTTATATCATAGAAAATCAAGTTTTAACTCAAGATTTTGATTTTAATTCTTCAGGACTTAGAAGAAATACATTCCCATATAAAGTAGACGAACAATTTGCTGGAAATGATTTTGTAATAGAATCTTATGAAAAAATCAGACAGATTTCTAAAATTGAATCTGTTACTAAGGGTGGAGTTGATGGATTCACTATTTTAAATGGTGGTGTAGATTATAAGATTGGAGATATTACAGAATTTGATGATGAAGGAACAAATGGTTCAGGATTTAGTGCACAAGTTGATGAAATTGTTGGTATTGGAATTTCTCGTATTGATACGACAATTAATTCATTTGAAAATGCTGTTTTTACTTGGAACAACTATAACGAAGTAACAGCACAGTTTTTACCATTTATTGAGTTGAGTGATCAATCTTTTGTATCAATATCTGGATTAAGTAGTTCAATTGTAAATTTAACTGATTCATTTAAAGTTGGAGTAGGTACAGATACAGTTAAACTTGCTGCAGCAATGACAATAGGATCTGCGAATGGTTTAATTCAAGACATAGTTGTAGATCAAATACCATCTAATGTTGCAATCGGTGGTTCTATAAAAATTGGTTCTGGAAACGTAGCAGCAGATTCTGACATAGAATTTTTACAAGTATTAAATGTATTTGACACAAGAAAGGTAATTAGAGTATTAAGACACACAGGTATTGCTCATACTTCTGGATCTAATGTTGATGGTCTTAATAATACAGTTAGTATACCAGTTAAAACTACAAAGTTTGAATCTCAACCAAATCAAATAATTTACTTCAATGGTCCTCAATCAGTCGGAGTTGGAACAACACCTGGTGGTGCGATAAGTGTAGATACAGTTGTTGGTGGATTAAAAGAGACTGTATCAATACCAACAAGAACAATTCGTATTCCAGATCATCCTTTTAAAACAGGTCAGAAAATAACTTTAAACAAAAGAAATGGTGCAAATAGATTTGATGTAGGAACAACACCCTTAGTCACAGAATTTAAAGTACCTCATATTGGACAAAATTCACTTGATGTTTATGTTATTAACAAAGGTAAAGATAATATTGGTATATTAACTACGAATGTTGGTATAGGAAGTACAAGTGAGGGTTTATTTTTCTATAGTAATGGTTCAAATTCAGGAATTTCTTCAGGATTATACTTCTTCCAAACAGATTATGACCAGATAACTGGTGATATTGATAAAATCACAACTACAGTATCAACAAATGTATCTGCAGCAAATACAACAACTCATAATTTAGTTGAAGGTGACATCATAAAAATGAATGTGGTTCCTAGTTTAAATGTTGGAAATGGTACTACTATCCCTGTCTCAGTAAATTATAACTCTGAATTTGAGAAATTAATTATTGATCCAATATTATTCACTGCTTCAGATGTTGAAACAAATCAAATTGATATAGTAGATCATGGATTTAAAACTGGTGATAAAGTGTTCTATGATGGATCTGCAACTGGATTAAGCACAGGAACATATTTTGTTAATAGAGTAAGTAGTAGAAGATTTCAACTTTCTGAAACTATTTTAGATATTAATTCAAATCCAGTAAAAATAGTTAATATTACTGCGAATACTGGAGGAGATCAATCAATAGGATTAATAAATCCAAGAATAGACGTAGTAAGAAATTCTAAATTGAATTTTGGTTTAACAAGTAGCACATTATTAGATTTTGATTTTAAATTATTCTATGATAGAAATCTAACAAATGAGTATCTAAGTTCACAAGATTCTAGTACATTTAATGTTGGAACTGCTGGCACAATAGGTATTGGTACAAATAACACAGATCCAATTGGAGCAGGTCTTACAGTTCAATATTCAGCGTCTACACCAGGTACTTTATATTATGGATTATCAAAAGGTGGTTTTATAAGCACTGCAGATACTCAAGTATCAAATTATTCTGAAATAAGATTTATTGACAGTAAGTATAATGGTGAATATAAAATATTTAATGTCACAGACGATACCTTCCAGTTTTCACCAAAAGTACCTGAGTTTTTAAGTTATACTACTGATGATTGTGATCAATTAGAGTATTCTACAAAATCTACTAACGTTCACGGTTCAATTAAAGATTTAAGAATATTATCACCAGGTTTCAATTATAAAAAACTACCACAATTTAAAAAAGTTATTAGTGAAAGTGGTACTGATGCTAACATTATTGCATCCTCTAGATCTATTGGTAGAATTAAAAAGATAAGAATAGTTGATATTGGATATGAATATTCTTCAGATAAAACTTTAAGTCCTGAAGCATTTATATCCCCTGTTGTTAATATTGATAACCTTGATATTATAGATTCGGTTAATATTGTAAGTGGTGGTGCTGATTATATGAGTACACCTAATTTGATCGTATTTAACCCTGTGACTAATACAGTTGTTGATACACTTTCACTACAACCATTTACTCCAAACCAAACAATATCTAGAGTTGATGTATTATCACCTGTTACTGGATTAGATTCAGTAGTGCATAAGATAATTTCAATCAATAACTCAAATGGTGTTGGAATCAATTCAGTTCAAATCAGCAATTCGGGTGTAGTTACTTGTTTCCTTGAGACCCCTATAAACGGTTTTGATGAACAACCATTTGCTGTGGGAGATCAGGTTTATGTTGAAGGTATACAAAGAGTTGGTGAAGTTAGTATTGGTTCTACACAAGGTGGAATATCAACATCTACCACTGTATTAGGAACTGGTTATAATTCTGATGATTATAATTATTCATTCTTCGATGTAACTGATTACACTGCTGGAACACAATGTATCGCTGTGTTTAGTTTGGCAGGTGTAACAACTAATCCTGGTATCGCTAAAACTTTCCAATCTGGTTATGCAACTTTAATTAATAAGAAAAAGTATCCAGTGATTGAACCAGTTCAATCAAGAGGTGTATTTGAATTAAAAGAGACTTTAATTATTGATAATATAATTACTGATTTAAAAGTTATTGAAGTAAGAAATGATTATATTAAAATAGATGGTAAATATAAAATCAAAAAAGGTGATAGAATTAAGGGTGAATTAAGTAACGTATCTGCTGAAATTACAAGTATTGTAGATAATCAAGCTAAATTCACAACTGATTTCTCAAACAGACAGGAATACGGATGGTTAGATGATATTGGTAAATTAAATGAAGATTATCAGGTCATACCAGATAATGATTATTATCAAAACTTATCATATACAGTTAAGAGTTCAATTGAATGGGAAAAATTTGTAAATCCAGTAAATCGTTTAGTTCATCCATCTGGTCTTAAGAATTTTGCCGATACCGCAATCACATCAAGTCTTCAAGTTGGTGTTGGTCAGGTTAGAGAGTCAAATCAAACTGTTGTATTAGATGTTGGTAATGTTCTTGAACTTAATGATAAGCAAAGAGTGGATGCAATCAATAATTTTGATTTTGCAAGAGACTATGATACTAGAGTAAACGGTTCTAAATTTTTAACAATAAAAAATAGAACTTTAACTGATTTTACAAGATGTAAATCAAATAGAGTTTTACTACACGATGATATAAGTGAAAGTTTCTCAAGTGAGGGATTTGAAAGCACTAATACTATCATTGAACCATTGATAGAGGACTTTGGAAACTATCTTGTACAAATTGTTGATCCTGATACCTTCGATACACAGTTTACTGAGTTAGTTACTTTAACAACTGAAAATGATGCCTTTATTCTTGAAAAAAATACTGATTTTACAACTGTTAAATTAGGTGATTTTGACACTGAAATTTTACCAACTGGGACTAAGAATCTTTTATTCACTCCAACTGAAAAATTCTTAAAAGATCATGATATTAAACTTCTTAAGATTGATTTTAATACTGATTTAACAGGTATCGGTACAAATGGTATTGGAAGTGTTGATTTAACAGGTGTAAACGCTGGTGTTGGATCTACGACAGTTGGATTTACAACTTCATCTTTAATAGAAGTTCCAACATATGATTTTAATTCTTTATATGCATCGATATTTGTTCAGGACAACGTAACAAAAGAAATTAATTACAGTGAAGTAATTGTTGATTTTGATGGTACAGATACAACTATTGCTGAAACATATGTGGATACAAAATCTGGATTAAGTAATAGTGTAGTAGGAGTAGTTACAGCAAGAGTTGAGAATAATCTTGTTAAGTTACAAATCGAAAATGACAGAATTAATACACTTGATGTAAGATCAAATATTGTTGGTTTAGGTTCAACTGCTGCTGGAATTGGTACTTT